GTGAAAGTATTAAAGCAGCTGCAACCAATCAAGAATTAGACAAAATAGAACTTGATATAAGAAAAGAAGATATAAATATAAGAAATTTAGAGAAAAAAATAAGAACTCTTAACAATGAAGGTGGAGAGGAAGATGGTGATGGAGACCCAGCTACAAGAAGCTTAAATGATGGTGTTCCACAAGGTGGATTCAACCCATTAGCAACTTATAGAAAAAATCAGACATCACAATTAGAAACTGATGATGAATCTGATATATATGCATCATTAGAATATAGAAAAGCATTTAGAAATTATGTAGTTAATGGGACTCCAATCCCTGCTGAGTTTACTGAAAAAAGAACAGATTCATTAACAATGGTTGGAGATGTAGCAGCAGTTATTCCTACTACTATAATGAATAGAGTAATTGAAGATTTAACCGTAGAAGGTAAAATATTAAGTAGAATTACTCAAACTTCATTCCAAGGAGGAGTTGAAATTCCAATTTCTGAGGTTAATCCAACAGCAACTTGGTTAGAATCTGAAGATAAAACATCTGATGAACAAAAAGCATCAATGAAAGCAAAAATAACATTTTCATATCACGTTTTAGAAGCAAAGATAGCTATAGGTTTATTGACTTCTACAGTTAGCCTACCAGTTTTTGAAGCAACAATAGTAAAAAATTTAAAGAAGGCTATGATTAGAGCATTAGAAGCTGCAATAGTATCTGGAACTGGTAGTGGACAACCTAAAGGATTTACTACATATGATTTACCAGCTAAACAAGTTGTAACAATGACTCCAACAGAAATGGGAACTGTAAAAGGTTGGGCAAAACCAGAAGCAGCAATAGATGAAGCGCATGATGGTGACCCTCTTGTATATGCAATGAATAAAACAACATGGGATACTTATGTAAATTCCATGGTAGATTCTAATGGTCAAAAAATTGGACTTGGAAGAATCGATGAAAAAGGAAGAAAAGTATTAAATGGTAGAGAAGTATTTATAACTGATAGATTGCCAGGAATGGATGCAGCAAAAGCAGGAGATATAGTTGGAGCATTAGTTAATTTAGAAGAATACCTTCTAAACTCTAATTTAGCAATGTACTATAAAAAATGGTTTGATGAAGATACAAATAAATGGAAACACAAAGCATTAATGATTGCAGATGGTCAAATGGCTATTGGAAAAGACAGTAATAATAAATTAGTTGGTGCAGGTGGTTTAGTATATATTAAAAAGGGAACTGAATCATAAACTTAAGAGGTGAGTAAATGGAAAAACTCTTAGAGGATATTAAAGAATCATTGGGTATAACCTCAGATGATTATGAGGTAAATAAAAACTTAACCTTAAAGATAAATACAGTAAAAATGTATTTAGAAAAAGGCGGAGCTGACATTCCAGACAATGACGAAGAAATAAACGATATAATAAAAGGCTGCATTGCAATAGGAGTTAATGATTTACTTAATAATAAAGCAGGGGAAACAAAGTTTTCTCCTGCTTTTAATATTCTTGCAATGCAAGTATGCAGATAGGAGGATTCTATGGGATATATAAATCCATGCTATTTATTAACTATAAATAACAATAAAGTGAATGAAATAGGAGACTGCATACAAGAAACTGTTGAAAGAAAAGTGTATGTTGATGTTTCATCAGTAAGGCAATCTGAATTTTATCAAGCACAAATTGCTGGATTTAAGCCAGAATTAACAATAATAATTAGAAATTTTGAATACAAAGGAGAAGAAAGACTTTTATTCAATAATAAAAAGTATAGAGTATTAAGAACATATGATAAAAAAGATGGAACTATAGAATTAACATGTGCAGGTGATACAAATGGCAGTACCCAGTCCAATTAAAATTAAAAAAGATGGTGTAGAGTATATATCTAAGGTAGATAGATGTAAATATACTATAAAAGAACTTACAAGAGCAGCATTAAGAGATTGTGGAAAATTAATTTGCAATAGAACAAGAAAAGCTATAAAAAGGAAAACTGGAAGACTTGCAAAGAATACTCAATATTGGGTAAGAAAAACACAAGGAGACCTTCAGGTAGGATTTAAACCTAAAGGATTCTATGGTATGTATCAAGAACTTGGAAGTGAAAAAGTAAGGAAAATAGGAGCTCTAAGGAATACTACTAATGATAATATAACTGAAATTAGAAAAATTCAGGGAGTGTATTTGAGTGCTATAGAGGATGAAAATAGAGCTCTTGGAATTATTTCTGAAGATGAATATGAAGGTGAGTAGATGGGAAAACACAAAGAACTAAGAAAAAGCATATTAAGGCTTTTAAATGAAGTTTCTCCAAGAGTTAGTTTCCAAAAGGCTAAAAATACTGAATATCCTTATGTTGTTTTTGATTTAGAAAGAATAAATATAGAAGAAAAAAGTGTATATCAACTTGAAATTAATTTATATGACCAGGGAGATTCTACAGCAACTTTAGAAGATTTAGCAGATGATATTGAAGAATTACTTAATAGAACTGTTCTTAATAATGAATATCATACTATTAATTTTTATGTAAATAAAAGAAATAATATTATTGAAGAAGATAAAGATAAAAAAAGAATAAGATTGTTAATAGATTTAAATTACTATGGAAGGAGTTAAAAATATGGGCATGTTTAGAAAAAAAACATATACAGGAGTTACAGAAAATACAAAAGAAAATCTTGTATTAGATGCAGGTGTATTTTTTAAAAATTATGATGTAGAAAAAGATACTGTAGAATCTGCAACAGAAGCAGGAAAGCTACTTGGAGCTACACAAGGAGGAGGAGAATTTACTGCAAAGCCAGAGATTAGATATATTGAAGCAGATGGACTTAAAAATAAAACAAAAGGATTTGCTGTTATAGATGATTATGAAGTCACAATGTCTGCTAATATGCTTGAAATAACAGAAGATATATTAGTAGCAACCTTATCAACAGCAATAAAAGATACAAGCACAAATACTAAATATACTATTATAAAGCCTAAGGAGGATATCCAGGATTCTGATTATATTGATAATATTACATGGATTGGATGTCAGACAGGAAGCAAGGAGCCTATAATAATTCAAATATTTAATGCTTTAAGCCAAGATGGATTAAGTCTTAAACCTCAGAAAAAAAGTGAAGCAGTACTTGCAGTTAATTTTGCAGGTCATTATGATATTTCAAATCTTGATGAGCCACCATTTGCAATATATTATCCAGTTAAAACTACTACAGAGGGAGGGACAGTAAATGCGTAAGTTAAATTTTGCAGACATATTTGTTGCAGGAAGAATAATTAAAAAATTAGAACTCAAGGAAAAAATTAAAGATATCTATTCAAAGGTACAAGAAAAAAAGAAAGATATTTCAAGTGAAGAAGAAAAAGAAACCTTAACTGAAGATACAGGAATAGATGTTATATATGCAATATTTACAGAATGTGTAGAAAGTAAAATGGAAAATGCATTATATGAATTTTTAGCTGGACCTTTTGAGATGAAACCGGAAGAGGTTAAAAATTTAGAAATAGAAGAGGTTATTAATAAATTTAAGCAGTTAGCAAAGGAAAATAACTTAATAGATTTTTTCAAAAAAGCGGGTCAATTGAAATTATAGAATTTCAAGACTTGCTTTTTTCAAGATATAACAAGCCAGAATTGATATTAAGTATGGATTACAATGAAGGCCTTGATTTAATCAATTATGCTATTAAATCTATTGGAAATGATAAGTTGTTCTTTAGATGGGCAGTTAATTATGAAAAAATAGGCATGACATATGAAGAATTTAAGGAAAAAGTAATTACTAAAGTTAATTCAACTAATATTAATTCTAAGTTATCTGCTAAAAAAATCTTTAATGATGTAAAAAATATGATGAAAAAATATGATGGGTAGGTGAGGAAATGGAAATTTTTAAGCTCTTTGGTTCTATTTTAGTTGATACAGATAAAGCTGATGAATCCATTTCTAAAACTGACAATAAAGCAAAAGGATTTATAAGCAGATTAGGAAATGGAATAGCAACTGCTGCTAAATGGGGAGCTGGAATTGCAGCAGCTGCTGGTTCTGTTGCAATAGCAGTCGGAACAGTAGCCGTAAATGCAGCAGATGATTATCAGAAAGCATTAAACAAACTTCAAGTTCAAACTGGTGCAACAAACGAAGATATGACGGAATTAGGTAATATCATTAGAAATGTATATGGCGATAATTTTGGTGAAGATATGAATGAAGTCGCTGAAAATGTTGCATTAGTTAAAAAAAATCTAAATTTAACAGGTGATGAGCTACAAAATATAACTGAATATGCTTTAGGATTTAGAGATGCATTTGGATATGAAACAGAAGAAAGTACCAGGGCAGCAAAAGCAATGATGGACCAATTTGGTATATCTGCAGAAGAAGCATTCAACCTTATGGTGCAAGGTGAACAACAAGGATTAGATTACTCTGGGGAACTTATAGATAGCTTAAGTGAATATTCAGTTAAGTTTGCAGAAGCTGGATATAGTGCTGAAGATATGTTTAACATGCTAAAGTCAGGAGCAGAGAGTGGAGCTTGGTCTTTAGATAAGATTGGAGATGCATTTAAAGAGGCAACTATAAGATTAACAGATGGAAGTGCCAATGAAGCTTTACAATCTATAGGACTTGATGCTGATGAACTTGCTAATAAGGTTGCAACAGGAGGAATAGCTTCAAAGGAAGCATTTAATAGTATTTATGATGCAATTTTAAAAATTGAGGACCCTTTAGTTAAACAACAAACTTTAATATCTATTTTTGGTACTATGGCAGAAGATA